CATCTTTGACAAAGACTTTGGATCAACATTTTGTTCCCAATGGTGTTCCAAAATGTTGATCCAAAGTCTTTGTCAAAGATGTTGGATTTGCCGGACCCACGACAGTTCTTGGTTCAAATGGACCCCGACATTGCGAAAGCAGAATGGGAAAATGGCCTGCTTATGCAGGGTATTCCTGTTGTTCCGGAAGACTTCGACGTTCACGACGCTCACATCATGGAACACAACCGCGAACGCAAATCACCGGCATACGAACTTGCAGATCCTCAGGTCAAGCAAATCATCGACATGCATATCATGGCCCACATGCAGTTCTTGGGCAACGAAACAGCCGCCGTTATGGCTCAATCAGACCAAGCGGTTATGGGTGAAATGCAAGATCCCGGTATTACGGCTGCCCTTAATGCCGGTGTTGGATTGCCGCTTCCTGAAGACGGCATGATGCAGGAACAAGAAATGATGGATGAACAGTCCATGGGTATGGCTGGTGGATTGCCACCTGAAGCTATGTCTATGATGGGCGGACAAGAAGGATCTATCCCGATGATGGGAATGGAAGAATCAATGGGAGAAGAAATGCTCCCAGGTATGGAAGGAATGTAAATGGAGTCACAGGACACAAACTTTACTGATTACATCTCAGAACCAGCAGCAGCAGCAGAAGCTCCCGTTGCCGATGCTGCACCTGTTGGTGACGTCAATTGGGAAGAACGCTACCGCTCAGAGGTTCAAGATCGCATTAAAGAACGTGAGCGCTATAAGCCAATTCGTCAGGTGTTTGACCAAATGCACCCTGACGACGCCGCTGCCGTGCAAGGTTTTGCGCAAGCATGGGCTGCCGGTGACCAGGATACAGCTATTCAATGGATGATCGAGAACGCAAAAACCCTTGCTGGTGACCGTTTCTACGACATTGCTGGGGTAAACAGCCTTGGTCAGACACAACAAGATGTTTATCAAGAAGCCATCGACGATAGCCGCCAGGCTGGTCTTACTCCTGAACAAGTAGCACAGGTTGTTGAAGAACGCATGGCTGCTTTTCAGCATGAACAAGTTGTTCATCAGTACGAAATAGAAATTGAACAAACGCTTGTAGAAGCAGGTTACGACCCAAACAGTCCGCTTGCGATTGCCGCCATTTCAGCAGCACAACAACGTGAAGACTTAGATCTTCGTGAAGCTATCGCAGATATTGAGAATCAAATTCTTTCTCAAGCACAATCAATCGTTCAGCGTCGCCAAAATCCGTCAGCAGGAATGCCTTCTGCTGCACCTAATGGCATGGCACCCGTAATGAACAGTTCAAACATGTCACCTAGAGATCGAGCAATGGCTCGTTTGAATCAACAAGGACTTTAGGCTATGCGTTTTCTAGGTTACTTGACAACACACTAGCAACGTATATCATATAAGTATCTGTCCTGGACTGGTCAGATGTACATAGTCACCACGATGGCACATTGGCAGGAGCCAAGCGCCCCGATGTTCGGAGAACTAGGGATCGCCGGGTAGTGGGTCAAACCATTCAATCCAACCACTTCAACAATTAAGGAATTATCAGACATGCCCGCAAGTCTTTCCACCGTTGATGCAATCCTGAAGGACGACTACAAGGATTACATCGAACAGCTCAACCAGGCCACGTTTCTTCTCTCGCAGATCGAAACGCGCCGCGACACAGTTACAGGCCGTATCGCCCGTCACGCCATCCACCTCGGACGTTCGTCCGGCGTCGGCGCTCGCGGAGAAAATGGCACTCTCCCAGCAGCAGGCAACCAAGCGTATGCGACAGTCCCAGTACCAGTAAGGTACGTGTACGGTCGTATCCAGTTGTCCGGCCCAACAATCCGTCAAGCAGTTACCGACCGTGGCGCTTTCGTTGATGCACTCGATGCAGAAATGAGCGGTATCCGTCGTGACGCAATGAAGGACGTTAACCGTCAGCTTTGGGGAACATCCAACGGCGTTATCGCACAATGCGGTACCACATCAAGCTCAACCACAGTTGTCTTGGCAGCATCAACCGGCTCAACAGCACTTCGCAACCTCTTCTTTGATGGTGGCATGGTTGTCGACATCGGCACGGTGTCTTCACCAGCGACCGTAGCTTCTGCTCGTACCATTACTTCTGTGAACGAATCAAACAAGACAGTTACCATTTCAGGTGCTGCTGTTACCACCACATCGTCACACTTCATCTTCCGTACCGGAGCAGGTGGAGCTTCCAACAACAGCGGTCAGCCAGGCGACGGTCAGATCGAATTGACAGGTGTTCAGACAATCGTCGACGACACCGCAGTTCTTCACACCATTGACCCAGCAAGCCAGCCAAAGTGGAAGGCATACGTCAACAGCAACGGTGGAACAAACCGTGCAGTGACCGAAACCTTGATCACCGGCTCGATCATGAAGACCCTCATCAACAGCGGCAAGAAGCCATCGCTTCTCGTTTCTTCTGAAGGTGTCCACATGTCAGTTGCTAACTTGTTCCTGTCGCTGAAGCGCAACATGGAGCAAACCCAACTTAAGGGTGGCTACGCAGGTATCCAGTACTACTCACCATCAGTTTCAGGTCAGGGCGACGAAGGCCCAACCGTTCTGTACGCAGACTTCGACTGCCCGAACAACCGCCTCTACGGTATCAACCCTGAGTCGCTCGTTTGGCACCAAGTCGGAGAAGGCTGGCAGTTCATGGACCTCGACGGTGCAGTGATGAACCGTAAGCCTGACATCGATGCCTACGAAGCAACGTTGACCTGCTATGCAGAACTTGCATGTAAGCAGCGCAACAGCCACTTCGTTATCGAAGACCTCACGGAGACAACGATCTAAATGCCAGCATCGGTAAGTATCGTTACGGGTCCGGAGGTTCCAGGCAACCGTAAGTTTGTGACCGCAACAGTCACATTCGACTCGTCGTATCCAACCGGGGGAGAGGCGATTTCGCTCTCTTCCCTCGGTTTGGACCGACTTGATTTTCTGTGGGCAGTGACCACAGATGGTTATGTCCCCGCATGGGACGGTTCAACAACCAATCCTAAGATTGAACTCTTTTGGGTTGACACAACAACAGATGGGGCCGCACTTGCGGAAGTTCCGAACACTACCAACGTTTCGACGGTAGTAGCACGAATCTTCGCATTCGGCGCATAGGTGTTTGCCTGGGTGGGGCTTTCTCTCCTTTCACCCACCCAGGCAACAACTACTATGGAGGATTATGAACAGAGCTAGTGACCTAATCTCCCAACACATTCCAAACTCTGACCAATGGGCCGAGATCTCTTTGGATGTTTACAACATTGCCGAGCGCATTCGCAAAGGCGATGAATCAGGTTGGCGTGGTGATCCATCCGCCAGCGTCATGTTTAACCCCATGACACAACATTTTGAAGTATGGCTGGTAGACGAACACAACACCCCATATATCGCCTGCAGCGGACCTCGCTGCGATCACTCGCTTATCGTGAAGTTGATCGAAGGAGACTGGCAAAAAGGCAAAAGGTTATTGGAAGAGATCCAAAAGAAGAACCGCCAGGCCCGTGATGCTGAAATGACCATCAAACGGGACATGTCTGAAGAGCTCGCTGACAAGATGCACTATGCTATCATTAAGGACCTGGGCCATCTTGAAGGTGGAACAAAGCGTCAATATTCAATGAATACCAACAAGAAGAAATAAATGGCCACATATTCTGCGTCTCAATCAAAATACGCTACATTAGTAGCAAATACGGTAGACACCATTACCCTTACGGGTACCGGCAATATTTTGCGCCTTATTACTACTGCTGGTACGGCGCATGCTTATTTTACTGTAGGTAGTGTTGAATCACAGCCTGCAGCCCCTACTGTTGGTGGCGACAATACTTACGCTACGGTACATGGAAATCCTGGTTACATTGATATTCCATGGAATGGTGGCGGGGTCGTTGTAAAAATTATTAGTTCAGGCACACCTACGATTGGTGTTCTTCTTATCTAATGGCAACACCGGCGGAACAAGACCTCGTTATCACAAAAGGCGACACAGTTAGTGTCGTCGTAACAATGACGTCCAACGGTACTACCCCAATCAACATTACAGGCAGAACATACTCTGCAAAAGTTCGACAGACGTATCGATCGCCATCTGCCGCTGCCGAGTTTGTTTGTAACGTAACTGATGGAGCAGCAGGCGAGTTAACCATGACCATGAGTGCCGCCACAACAGCAACATTGAACAATTACAACAACCAGCAAACTTACGTTTGGGATCTGCAGGAGAACGCTTCGGGCGTTATCACCACCGTTCTCTCAGGAAACTTTGTTGTTTTACCTGATGTAACGTGGTAACGCCATGGCTTCGTTTGACATAACAGTCACCAGGCAGGATGTAATCGATGGTGCTATTACGACAGCTCAGATTACTATTGTCGGCACAGATAGCGTTGGACCCCAGGGCCCTACCGGTCCAACAGGTCCTACCGGCGCTGCTTCAACTGTAACTGGTCCAACTGGTCCTATTGGCAATACTGGTCCAACTGGCGCTATTGGTCCAACTGGCCCTATTGGTCCAACTGGTCCTATTGGTGAACAGGGCGCTCAGGGTATTATTGGTCCCACTGGTTTAACTGGACCACAAGGTCCCACCGGCCCAACAGGCGCAACTGGCGCACAAGGCATACAGGGCTTTACTGGTGCTACAGGCCCTACAGGTGCCCTTGGAGTACAGGGCGCAACGGGTCCTACCGGTCCAACCGGCCCAACAGGACCAACTGGTGCAGCATCTACTGTTACGGGGCCAACTGGCCCTATAGGCGATCCGGGACCGCAAGGTGTTACTGGTCCTACAGGCCCCACTGGAGCTACGGGCCCTACTGGTGCAGACTCTACGGTAACAGGACCTACTGGTGCTACTGGACCCGAAGGTGCTCTTGGAGCTACAGGTCCTACTGGTCCGATCGGTCCTGCTGGCAACGATGGTCCAGTCGGTCCTACTGGCCCTACAGGTGCCACGGGACCAACAGGCGCTGATTCAAATGTGACAGGACCCACCGGAGCTGTAGGTCCTACTGGTCCTACTGGTCCTACGGGCCCCACCGGTGCTGCATCAACAGTGACTGGTCCTACGGGTCCTGCTGGTGTGGATGGTGCAACAGGGCCCACTGGACCGCAAGGCCCGACTGGTCCTACCGGAGCAACAGGCACATTTTCTAACGCTCAAACCATCAATGCTCAAACAGGTACAACATACCCACTTGTATCTAGTGACGCTGGAAAGATGGTGACATTAAATAATGGTTCGGCTATCACGGTGACAGTGAACGGCACAACAGGGTTGACGGCTGGGCAGGCTATTGACTTGGCGCAGTTAGGTGAAGGTCAGGTAACGGTGTCAGAATCTGGCGTTACTTTGAACGCTACGCCTGGTAAGAAACTTCGGGCTAGGTATTCGGCTGCCACCCTGTTCTGCGTTTCAACAGACAACTATCTTCTTATCGGGGATTTGAGTGCGTAATGGCAATCAGACACGGCATTGTTGCATCGTCTGTAGCCCTACCGCCGATCATAACCATTAATTCAACTACAAACGTTAGCGAAAGTAGAGCCACATTTAACGCTACGGTCAACCCGAACGGATACGTAACCAGCGTTAAATTTCAGTACAAATTAGTATCCAGCTCTACATGGACAGATGGGGCAACGATTACTGGAATTACTGGTGGTGTTCAATCTGTTTTTAGCAACCAAACCGGACTCAATGTTAACGCATCAACTAGTCCAAACTACGACGTTCGCGCCATAGCAACAAACATTGTTGGGGAAACCACCTCAGGAACTACTTCTTTTGCAACATGGCGACTGCTTGAATATACCAACGGAACACAGGGTGGCCATTCATTTACCGTACCTACCATTACGCCAACCGGGCAATCCCCTGTTATACCTTCTATTCTGAATGTATTTATTTTGGGCGGTGGCGGCGGAGCCGGAACATTTGGCGGTGGGGCAGGTGGTGGGTACAGGCTGGTTTCTTCACGGGCTTTCACTAACACTAGCAATACCGTATTATCGCTTACTGTCGGATCTGGTGGTAGCGTTTCTATCGGTGGAACCGGCGTACAGGGTGGGACTACCCAAATAACAGCATCTAACTTTTCATCTATTGATGCCGGTGGCGGTACTGGCGGTCTTTCTACTGGCGGTCTTAATGGTGGCAACGTTGGTTACGGCGACAACCCTGGATATGGTGGCGGTGCCGGTGCTTCGTTTACAGATACTGGCGGCAAGGTGCCATTCACTTACACTGCAGGCGGCGGTGGTGCAGGCATCAACGGCGGTGGCGGAAATGCAACAGCAAATGCTATGGTTGGCGCAATCGGCGGAAATGGCGGCAGCGGCGGGCAAGCTTATGGTTATAATGGTGGTGCTGGTGGTGGTGGCACTAGCGACTGGGCCAGTCAGCATGGCAGCGCAGGAGGGTTTTATGGTTATGGTTCAGGGGGATCCGTTCAAGGAAACGGAACAGTAGGTTTTATTCGTTTTCAATATTACGGTGCATAAATGATTATTGAAGATTTTTCCGTAGAAGCATTGCAACACCACTCTTTGTGGCACTTGTTGAAAAAGCAGTATGGACAGCACGTTGATGTAGTTCGCCCGACGCCTGCTGGTAATGAACCCTGGACAGATTTTAAAGCCTACAGAATGTTTAACGGCAGAATCCTTCTTGGTTTTAGCGGTATTGCTGAAACAGTTCATGCACAAGGTTTGATGGCCATTGGAGAAGGTGTCAGCGAATATATTTCTACACAGGCGTACGAAAGGGTTGAACACCTGTGTTTAATACAGCCACCAAATGACGATTTGGGAACTTTTATTTTTACAGACTCGCAACCGATAGTTTCTACCAATAAAACAGACTGGCGTTGCGATGTTTCTTTCTATGGTCCATTTCCTTTCCCCGATAGAGAAGGCACCTATCATAAACCGGTAGAAGAAAAAAGCGTTATCCTGGATTTTGAGCCAATTTTAACTATCGCTGGTATTGGGCATTTAATCTATGTCCGTAGATCCAACTATGCCGAGCAACGCTGGCAATTTGTTAACAACGCTCTTACACCCATGACCGCCCCCACTTTGAGCGAATGTGTAAAGCTTGTTTATGAATGGAGCGCTGTATCGCAAGAACCGTTTAACAATACGGAAGACATATCAAAAAAGGCTGCAATGTTCTGCAATGAAACAGGACTAGAACAATGGCATATTGATGCCTATCCGGACATGCAGATAGCTCGGTTCCTTGCTGGTCGTCCTGATGCCCGTATGCGCCCCGAAAACGCAATTGGGCCACAAGAAGACCTTGTTGTCTACATCAAACAAAACTCGTCGTTTGTTTCTCTTGCTTCTTTGCTTGACTGCAACCCAGGCACTTGGGACGTTCAGGATGTTGCGGAACTAGAACAAAACAGCATCGATGTTCGTAAGGCTGCATTCTACAAACGACACACTCGCCATGATTATCCTGGTGACGGTAATGTTCCTAAAATTATTTGGGAACAAGCTTCTGCGGTTTTTGAGCCGTGGTTTAAGGTTTTTGAAAAAGCAAAGGAAAACAGTAAGTGGCTAATGGAAAGTTAAAAATAGCAGTTTACACAATCGCTAAAAACGAAGAACAATTTGTCAAGCGATGGGCTGACTCATGTGCCGAAGCCGATCATCGGTTTATCCTAGATACCGGTTCCGATGACAATACGGTTTCTTCAGCTTTTGCTGCTGGCGTAAATGTAGATAAAAAAGTCTTTGATCCTTGGCGGTTTGACCACGCCCGCAATTGGGCATTTTCTTTACTGCCGGAAGACATAGATATCTGCATTGCCCTAGACATGGATGAGGTTCTACGGCCTGGGTGGAGACAAGCATTGGAAACCATGCCTGAAGGTACTACTCGGCCGCGCTATAAATACGTATGGTCGTGGAACGATGATGGCTCAGAAGGGTTGGTGTACGGTGGGGACAAGATTCACCGCCGCCACGGGTACAAATGGAAGCACCCTGTACATGAAGTCCTTACACCCATTTGGCCTGAGAAACAGGAATGGATCGCCGGTTTAGAAATACACCACCACCCTGACCACACCAAATCTAGGGGGCAGTATTTTGACCTACTCAAGCTGGCTGTAGAAGAAGACCCACGGGACGACCGCAACCAGTTCTACCTTGCCCGCGAATACTTTTTTCATGGTAAATACGAACTTGCTCAGTACCACTTTATGCAGCACTTAGCCCTTTCTCAATGGCACCCTGAACGGGCGGCATCACATCGCTACATTGCAAAGATGAGGCCCGAAGCGCGAGAGCATCACTTATACCGGGCTATTGCTGAAGACAGCGGTAGGCGAGAATCATGGGTTGACCTTGCTATGCACTACTACGAAAAGGGTGATTGGAGAAGGTGCAAGATGGCGGCACGGGCTGCTTTGGATATCAAAGATAAACCACTCGACTACCTATGTGAAGCCGATGCCTGGGGGTGGCTACCACACGATCTGATGGCTATTTCTTCTTACAATCTTGGTCACAAAACCACGGCCCTACTCGCTGGAGAAAGGGCTTTGTCTCTCAAACCAGGCGATGAAAGGTTACAAAAAAACCTAGATTGGTATAGAATTGACGCATGAATCGTGGCGAAATCCGGGCAGCAGTAAAAGAACGACTAGCTATCCCATCTATTGGTGACGGTTTATTGCCGGACTCAACGCTCAACAACTTAATTAACCGGTCCCTTGCTACCATTTCGGCAGCAAAAGAATGGCCATGGTTGTTGGATACCTACGATATTACGTTTGTTGATGGTTCCGCCTACATTCCAAACGATTTTGTTCGGGCCCGGCAGCTTGTTCTAAACAACCTTCCAGTCTTGTGGCTTCAGCTTGAAGACTTCTTAATGCCGGACAGGCGGATTTCGGTGTTTGCGTGGACAATTATCGGGAGCCAAGCTCGGCTCAACCCTGTTCCCACCAACGACCAATCAGGCACTCTTTATTACTATAAAGCAGAACCTGAACTATTAAGCGACTTCTCTACCCCATTGATGCCAGCTTTACACCATCCATTGATTGTCGCCTATACCGCATACCTTGCCGCCATGGTCCGCCAAGACGAAGGCCGAGCTGCTGTATACCAGGCTGAATATCAGGCAATTCTAAATAACATGCGAGACGATCTAAAACAAAACACATCCCGCAGAATCCGCTACGACAGCGGGTACCAATATGCTGCGTGGTCGTAAATGGCTGCATTTGGTTACGAATGGAACGACTTTCGCGGCGGGTACTTTTTAGGCCCTTCTGAGGTCAACCAGCCAAAAAACAGTTGGCGTGGAGAAAATGTAACAATCTCTGACGATGAAGCAACTCTTGTCCCGACTTATGAATCAGAACTTCTTTCTTTGTCAGGTTCAGGGACCAGCAGTGGTGTTATTGCATCAGGCACTACTACGACTACATGGAGCGACGCTACCTATTTCAACGGGTACATTTCCTTTATTGGTAAAACATCTTCTACTTGCACTGTTTATTTTGTAAACACCTCTAGCGGTGCTGTAACTAGAAAAAATCTTACAGATGCTGGTACTGGTGAATTTGGTCCACCGGTTATGGTTATGGAGTTGGGCAGCGTTGTTTCCTACGTAGCCATCGGTACCAGTAAGGTTTATAAGGTCGACCAAGCTACGCTTACTGAATCGAACTATAGCGTTATTCAAAACGTAACCCATTTAACGCTGTGGAACGCAAGAATGATCGCTTGGAGCAAGGCGAGTGACCAGTTTATTTTCTCCGATGCGTTGAGTTTTGGATCATGGCCAACTCTCAACTTTGTGGGTGTTGGGTATTCTAATGACGGTATTTCATACTGTATTCCTCGCAACCTAGATCTAGTAATCGTCAAGCCTTCGGGCTGGTACTCAATTACCGGCGTTCTTGGAACCAATGCTGCGGTGCGACAAATGAACGACGTCCTTGGTGTTACGCAGTTTGATAGCGCTGCTCAGAACAATAATGTTGTTTACTTTAATACGGACACCGGATATCAGGACTTTTCTGTAAACCTGTTTGCTATTACGGGATCACGTGTCGAGGTGGCGGCTTTCCAGCGTTTTGGTTTTGGCGGTTCCGGGGCAAAAATTGTTTCAACAAACCTTGGTTATCTTGGTGTTAGTGCCTTATCTAATGATGGAACAAATGATTTTGCGACAGTTTTCTTGTTGAGCGCTATGAATAGATGGCAACAAATTAAAGTTCCGTCATCGATTACTTCGGCACAAAACAGGCGGTTTGCTTTAGCCGCCGGTCAAGTATCACGCTTTACGGCATCGGCCAATGATAGAACCCTTTATCTATTGGAATATAGTTCAGGCAATACAACCAATTCTCTAGCTGTTAGAAAACTTTACCCAACCACCGTTGAACCAGGCAAGATTAGTGGATCGTCCAACCCAGCATTTGCAACCGTAAAGCTTTCTGATATTTCTACCCAACGCCCAACCATGATTAGGCGGGTTTTTGTTGAAGCTGAAATGCTGCAACCGCCAAACGCTTTTTATACGGGAAGTGCTTCTATTCAGGTGCGGGTCAACAACAAATCTGTTCACGACATACCTTTTAGCCAATCTACCGGAGATGCCACAAGCGGTCTATCGACGGCCTATACGTACCCATTTTCAACGTTTTCGTCGAGCTCTCCTGCCCCATATTCTCAGGTTAGAGTTATGCGCTTCAACATGGACAATGCTGCTTACGGTTATTTGCAGGAAGTTGAGTTATATTTTTCCGGCCTTCGCATTAGAAGAGTATGGGTTGAGGGCGATTCCCAATGACATTAAGATACACCAATAGGGCCAGCTCTATTTCTACCGCATCCATTGGCAGCGGCGAATACTCATACACTTGGGAACACCCAAACCCATGGATTAAAATCTATTCAATATTTGAAAAAATCTTGGGCGACAAGGCCGATGAGTTCATTTCCCTGATGGAACAGAATGCTCAGTCTTTGGAAGACTTCATGGACTTCGCCTACATTAAAGGAAATGGCGGTCAGATTGAAGGAAACCTTTCTATTGAGGGCGACTTAACTGTTGACGGATTTCCAATTGTCCCCGTACCAACAGGGACTATCGCCATGTTTGCAGGGGACACTGCTCCTCCAGGGTGGGTAGTTTGCGACGGTACAGCGTACGACGCATCAGACCCTATCTATGCGTCTTTGTCCGGTATATGCAACAACGCATACGACACTTCGGCTGGACAACCACCGCCAACAACCGGTTATTTCCGTGTTCCTATTTTGGTAGGTAGGGTACCGTTGGGTTATTGGTCCGGAACGTACGAACTTGGTGATTATGCCGAAATAACCACTTCTGCTGGTGGCAACGAACCCGGCTACCTGGTAGTCAACTACATCATTAAACTCTAGCCCCTACCATAAAACTGGCCCGTATGCGATACTTGGTGTATGGTTGTCAAGAAGTTTGCTATTAGGTTTACCGCTGTAGTTTTGTCTGCTGGCCTTGGAGCAGTTGTTTCTCCAGCCTTGGACATTTCCTTGTGGAAGGGTGCGCTGGCAGCAGCTTCGGTACCCGCCCTGTCGATGTTGAAGAAACTTCTTGATGCCCTGAAAGACGGGGATCTCACAGAAGAAGAAGCCGACAAGATCATCAAGGAAGCCTAATGAAATACCCCGTCCAGCCGGTAATCCTCCCAAAAGACATGAAGGGGGTCAAGAATGGGGAAATTCCGTCTAAGCTTCTTGATGCTATTGACGGTGGTCACCTTCATCACCTTGCCGCTGACGCTTGGTATGCTATGGCAATTGCTGCAAAAGCAAAAGGAATCTTATTAAAGCCGACTAGCAGATGGGATCTATACCGCCCCTATGAACGTCAAGAGTCTCTTTTTCTTTCTCGCTACCAGCTTAAAAAGCGTATTACGAAGGTCACTCGCCAATGGAAAGGCAAGACCTGGTATCTCAAAAAGGGCGTCGCTCCAGCTGGTGTACCGGGAACCTCTAACCACGGGTGGGGTTTGGCGGTTGACGTTGCCCACTGTAATGGTCGTATTCTTCGATGGCTCCTAAAGAACGCCGCTGATTATGGGTTTTCTTGGGAAGTAAAAGAAGGGGCCAATGCTGAGGCGTGGCATATCCGCTACCACTCAGGAGACAATATTCCAGCCAAAGTACAAGAAGTACTTACGACCAACCCACGTAAAATCTAATGGATTGGGCGGCTGGGGCTGTTGTCGTGTCGGCTCTTATATCGGGCCCACTAATGTGGGTACTATATAAGTTTGACAAGCGAAATACCGACCAGCATGGAAAGGCCGTCGATCTGATAAAATCAGTAAAACAAGACATTACCGACGTCAAGCATATGCAGGTTTGGATGGACAAAAAGCTTGATAGACACATTGAGCAGGACCATGCCATCAACGAATGATTATTTTCAAAACCTAAAGCTACAGGCAGAGGCGGCGGCGCTTGCGAAAAAACAGGCCCTTGACACCGCATATGAAATGGCAACCCAGGCAAACGTCAACCCCACTACGGGCGAGATTACTTACAACAAAGACGCATCAGGGGCAGAAAAGCTTGGAACGGCAGACGTCGCCTATAAAGAAAAACAGCGTTCTACTGCCGCATCAGGAGAGTCCGCTGGCATGTTGCGAAGCGGACAACAGGCTCGTCAAAAACTAGTAGATGAATCCGATTATAGAGCCAGGATTCTATCGCTAGCACAAGATAAGACTGCACAACAAACACAGATTGACAAGGATACTGCTACCCAGGTTGCCGAATATAGAGCCCTGTATGGCACGACGGGTGGAGCTTCGAACTCTAGTGCCCCAACTACCCCTCGGACTCCAAGTTCCAGCAATTTTGATCCCATTACTAAACTACCTGAAGAAACGGCAACCCAAAAGCCTGTTGTGTATTCTCCCGCCGCTGTTGCTCAGATTAAAAAGGCTTATGCAACCCCTACTAGGGTCGTACCCAAAGCATCTCCGACTACAACGGTTGCACCCAAGAAGTCTCCGACTACAACGGTTGCACCCAAGAAGTCGGTTGTTCCTAAAAGGATTGGAGGTCTGTAATGGCTGCGTTTGACCAATATGTTAACGCCGTTGCTATGCGTGAATCAAACATGCGCAACCAAGCAGCAGGTCTTGGAAACATGAGTTCGTCGTTGCAAAATGTGGCGGCACAAACAGGCGCTCCTGCAGCCATTAACCCAGCAGAAGTCCCGTCTATTGCTGGGCTTGCTTCACTGCAGGCAGGCGCAACAAACCTTTCTAACGTGCGCCAAAAACAAGAAACGGCAAATATCAAAAACCTTCCTAAGTACATGAGTTCCTACCGAAACTACCTGCAGTGGCGATATCCCAAGCGTTATGGTGGCGGCAGCTCCGGAAGTTCTTTATCAAACCCATATGGCGACTATGATGTGCCTCAACTACCTGGAATTAGCGGACTACCAAGACAATGATTGCAACATTTAAGGACCTTGAAAAAGCGGCTCGTGGTGGCACAGTTCGTAGCACTGTTTCTCCTGAGGCGGTCATGGGCAAGCCAGCGCAATTAAGATCTTCCCAACCACGGACTAGTAATGCTGGTTTTGGTGCAGGAGGTACCGCACCCCGCGATTCCCAATGGATCCCTTACGAGGCTGATTCTTCTACAGGGCTAATTGGCACCAGCTATGGCGACCCAACCAAGACTTATGCTCAACTATTGGCGTCTACCGGAACTACGGGTGGTTCAGGAAAGTATGCTGGTTTTAATACAGAAGGCGCTCTAACAAGCGCTATCCGTGGTGGAGCTATGAACTTTAGAACACAAGTTCCAGCGAACCTTCGTTCTGCAGCAAATCAACGTTTTGAACAAATGAACGAGATTCTTCGCCCTGCTAGCAAAAAGATTGAAAAAGATTTGTTTGGTGGAACAATCGGTTCGTACAATAAAATGGAGAATTACCGTGGCGCTCTAAAGGACTGGTACGCACAAAATGCTGCTCCTGCCCAAGAGTATATTAATACCGCCCAACAAATCGAGGCTACCCCCGTTAGCTCGCTTGCATCGCAAATTGCTGCATCCAAGTACGGTCAGAGCGCGGATTGGGCTGCTAATCAATTCAAGGATTTGGATACAGAGTATGCAAGCTATGTCCGCAACCAAGACTACCTAGATAAGTACGGCATTACATACGATACCTACATCAGCCAATTGGCCGAACGGGACAAGATCCAAGCCGTTACGAACGAACAAGCAAACAGTCAGCTTGAGGCTCTTACTGGCTTGCGTGGAAACTTTATTTCTACTGTCACGGCTCGTACCCCAAGCCAACTCATTGAAGCTGCTGCTAAACCCGTCAAGTACCGTGAACCAGGTAAAGAATACGGCGAGGACCAGGTTGACCAAGATACTGGAACCAACGTTATCAACCTTGCTAGAGGCTTTATTTCTGACCGTAAATACCAGGAAGCATATGACATGGCTCAAAGCATGGAAGAGCAAGGTTACCCTGACGCTGCATATGTTGTGTATGCAATGCTCAAGGCTAGCGGTGCTAGTGAAGACCTTAAGAACAGACTGGCACTCTCTGGTATTGTTACTCCCTAATGGCAGCCAAGCGTTTAACACCAACTAGCGGTATTCCGGTACCACCCGTACCACCGGTTCCCGTGGTTCCAGGATTGCCTGGGTTGACGCCGCCTACTACTACGGTCCCCCCTACGACACCCAAAACCACTGGTCCTACTCGTACAACATCAAACAAGGTTAAAACACGGCTTGGCACCGTGGAGATGGAGCAACTCGCTGGCGACCCTGCTACAAGGTTAAAAACCGAAGGTAGGGCCATCCGTGACCTTATTGTTAACGCCCCTGTTGGGTTTACTCAGTTTGTTGTTGGCGCAGGCATAGACATTGGTAAAGGGGCTTTGGAAGTTGGTTCAAAGCTTATACCGGGCGTTAACTTCGAAGCTGGCAGATTTCGGACTACCGAAGATTTGATTTCCAGCTTCGGAAGAACTGGTCAGTTTTTAGGAAGAGCACTCAACCCTGTTCGCATGGCTGGCGCAGCTATAGACCCACGCAACCCAAAGTACGACCCGCTTCCTCCGCATTACATGGAAGCTTTAGAAAAGAACCAATCTATCCTTCCGTTTATTATTGAAGATTTTGGAAACATCTCTATGGCCGGAAGTATTTATTCCGGTGTTGCTAAGGGTGCCATTAGGGGTGTTACCTTAGGAGAAGCTGCAGCGCGAGCAGAACGTACGGCGGCATCCAATGCCATGGCTTCCGCCGCAGCAGGAAGTGCTGAAGCCGCAGAAGCAGCAGCCCGTATGGCAAAAGCCGATGCTCAGTTAGCTAGGATCGCAAGAACAAAAGACGTATTAGGGAAGCAAGCCGACATCGGTAGAAATATTGCCCGGCAGGCAGACAGAGTTGGCGCTTTACCGTTCAAGCCCTACACATATACGACAAGAAAACTTCTTGGGCTTTACCGTGATGGTATCTACTTGGGCCCTGATGGTCGCTACGCTCGCTGGGGTCAAAAAGCATCCGAAGGGTATGCAGAACAAGCGCAAAGGCTTGTTGATGAAGGCGTTTCAATGGACGACGAACGTGTCGTTAACCTCATGAATAAGTCCGTCAAGGCAGGCCGTCGTTCTGTTGCTCGTGAAGTAATGAAGCAGGTTCGTGCAGCAACGCGAGATGCAGAAAACGAACAGGGTTCAGCCGTTCGAGCCGTAACAAGCCAAATGATGGATCCCCTACATAAAGACGTTATTGATCCTGAAACCAATCAGCCTTATGGAGAACTAAGCCTTGATGAAGCGGCAGCAGTTCTTGCTGTGATCGGTGGTAACGCACAAATCATCAACCGTTTAGCTGCCCGCTACAACATCTCCCCTAGGGTTCTTGCGCTCATGGGTCGTTATGATTTCAAAGAGGAATACTCATTAAGTCAACGTGCAGCCGAAATGGCTCGCGACTTCATGAACTACTCTCCTGAAAACCCTGGCACTCTTACGCCGGAGCGCTATGAACGTTTAGCTGACGCTGCAGACAAAGTATCAAACGTTGTGTTCAAGGCGATGATTGAACGCGCTGCTGCTGGATATGGTCGCCGCAACGCACTTGATCCTGCATACATGGTTCCAACTCCTTTTGTGGAACGACTGGAACGCAATATTCTTGAATCAATCAAGCAAGCGGAAAAGGCACTACGTAAGGAACGTTCTAAGAAAACCCCTAATACTGCCGAAGTATCTCGTCTTGAAATTATTCTGAACGACCGTTATGCCCTTTACGAAGCTTGGGGAGAAGTTAAAGAAGCGGGTATTTTTGATCTTCCCGTAGACCACCCTGACCGTATTGCCACACTAAAAGGTTTTGTTGACCAGCTTCCAATTGAGCTAGCGCTTGACCCAACGATGTACCCGGCTTCTATGCGTGTTCCAGTTGAATTTTACAGGCGTATTCGTAGGGCAATGGCTGCAAAGATTATTGGTGACGAAGGCGGCCCTGAACCGGTTGGACCCGACGGTGAACCTACAGGACCACGCCTTACCCCTGCTCGCTCCACGAGAGAAGGCGCAGTTGAAGCAGAACTTGCAAAGCGTGAACGCTCTAAGGAAGCCATCGAACGCAAGATCAAACAAACCGCAGAGCAGATCGACAAACTGGAAGTACAACACGCCAAACTTGTCGAGCGTATTCTTCGTTACGACGTTGTTGATGCTTACATTGGTGGCGCATCTTTTATTCAAATTGTTGGCGACTTTAATTTAGACGGAAACCTTGTAAGAAAGATTCTTGAGAACAGTCCTGTTGCTCGCACATACCGTCGTTTGCAAAACATTAGAACCCGTCTTGCCGAAATTGAATCCCAAGTAGGTTCAGCAAACATCGACAAAATTGATGCCATCATGGCAGAAGCCGATCGGTTGAATCAAGAAGCAGCTGCAGCACAAGCCGAATACGAGCGTGTTGCTGCTTTGGCAGAAGCAGAACGCCAGCAGATTGAAGCAGAAGCAGACGCACTTAACGAAGAACTGTATGACCTTGAAGAAGGCATGGGCGACTACGAAGGGCAGTACGAAGATGCTGGCGGCGTTGTCGAAGATATCTATGAAGATGACGGAACGATTGTTGTTGAAGACGGTGAAGCACCGACTGGTGTAATAAGAGATCCATATGATGTTGTCAAAGAAATATTTGGCGATGAAATCGACAAAAGAGACAAAGTAGCAAGTGATGAAACCGGAAAAAACGCTCCAAATAAAAAACTTGCTACTCAATTTCCTGAGCTCAAACAAGATATTACACCTCAACCAACATTGCCTGGTTCTGATTTTGACGTTCAAATATCCGCCAAATCCAGGATCGGATCTTCTTTTCTTGATGGGAAAACAGATGTAGAACACGATAAAACCGTTGAAATGCACCTTGATGACGGTTCCGTAGAATTCCACATTTTTATTTCCGGAGAAAAAGGTGTCAACGCATTCAATAACGTTTTACAACAAATTGAAACAACGAGGCGTGTATTAAACGATCTACTTAATGGTAACTACAATGAAGCAGCTATTGCCAGCCTTGTTGACCAGGGTTTTAACGACGAAGTTTCTATTTTGCAGATTTATTCTAATGACATCAATCCCAAAAGATTCACTACACCATATATAACGGAAATTACAAACGAAACACCACGCGAAGTCATTCAAAACATAATTGATGGTTTAGATGAAGCTGAGCATCAGATTCGTTCACTTGCTACTGGAGAAACAAGCAAGGCACCAACACTAGGACTAAAGCCTGTAAAAGAAGAAGCCCCAGCAAAACTTACGCCGGTTACAAAGAAACGTGATGTTTCTGAAAAAACTGGTCTTGTCCACCCAATGGACGTTATGGAGGAAATGTTTGGCCCTCAATTAGAAAAAATTAGGGAGTTAAGGCAGAAAAACGAAGACCAACGCAACAGCAGAAAGAAGAAAGAATACGTAGATGTTCCCGAACCTGAAATTGATCTTAATTTACAACCGGTAAATAACGAATACACCGTAAAAGGTACCCTAATTCTGTCCGGCCAAGACAGAATGAACTCAAACGATTCTTTTGGGATAGAAGTTTTAGGGCCTACTCCTCGTGCTGGCGAGTTAGGTGTTCGCGCAGACATATATGTAAACTATCAATACAACAAATTTGACGAGGCTTTGGAAAGCATTGACGATGCTATTGGTGAGTTAACCAAGATTATTGAAGGAGAATTAGATCACCGATCTTTTGACGCAATGGCTTCTGACGTTGGCGGAGATTGGGGCGGCTCAACAATAAATGTTTTTGATACAACAGACCCCGATTTTAACATTCTTTACGACATTGGAGATCTTTTACGTCGTGGAGAAGCTGTTGACTTAACTTCTGTAAAGCAAATAATTTCTGCTTTAGAAGAACTAAAACAGCAAATCGTTAACGTTGGAACACCGGGCGCAACCACAAAAACACCAGGACTAAAAGCACCGGCGACACCTAAACCACCAGTCAAAACAGACTTTGAGCTAGTCAATGAAATTTTTAATACGTTTGGTTTCTCCCGTCGTACTGACGTCGGCAAAATGATCCTAAATGCTTTTGATGAAAGCCCTGTCAAAGTTGAAACCGTTCCCGACAAAATCATTGAAGGACAAAACAAATACATTGTCAAGGCGATCAACAGCGTTTTGCCTAGAGGATTCCATGTTTTTGTAGCCGGTAACGCTCCATATTTTTCCGATGGGTTTGTTGTTGTCCCAATGGAGACTACGACGTTCAAGAACGTTATTATCCCTATTGCCCCTGACGGTTCGGGTTCGTACTATTTTGACAAAAAAGGTGACGCAAAGGCTGATAGCTCTAATGTCACAAGGACGAGCGACTCAACGCCACTTCAGGCGATTATTGAAAAATACATTAATCCTGATGGTAGCTTAAAGGAAAAGGGTAAACCTCTTCAGGAGGTTGGTCGCGACATTAGCGACGGCGTGGTTGTTGTTGTTTTAGAAACAGCCGATGGCGAAAGGGCCTACGTACCGCTAGAGCGTTATCAAGCTATTGGTAAGGCACAGTATTACTATACCGGAGAACAGCCAGTTTTGTTTGACAGCGCTGGCCAGTTCGGCGTTGTTATGTCAAGCAAACCAGCATTGTTTGAGGGTGGCACAAAGGTTGACAGACTTGTTTCTTCTTTAGAAGGCATGAAGCTTACCCCTTCTCAATTTAATGGAAGAATGGTTAAGACCGTCATTGAAGATTTTAGAAACGCTCTTGGCGGAACACCTAGAGAAATTGACGTCACATACCAGCCGGGTTACGAACCTAAACCAAAGCCCCTTACTCCCAAGAAGCCAAAGGCAACCAAGCCTTCAGAAGTAAAACCTGACGACAACATTGTGGATCCCGTTGTTCGCGAAGCTGTCTACACCAAAGAGGTAGTAGACGCCATGGCTGCTGATGCTGCAGCAAAGATGGACGCTGCACAAACTTTCAACGAAAAGATTAAAGCTTTCCAAGAGTTCCTTGACCTATCCAAGAAGTATGACGCTGAAGTGGCCCGTATGGCTGTTGAGCTTGAGCCATCCCGTAACGCTCGTGCAAAGAAAAAGAAGATTGAAGAAAAGATTGCCAAGCTTCGTGCCGCTTTAGAAGAACTGCCTGAACAAGCTGAAGCCGCTGATGCTGCCATCGAAGCCATGCTCACCAATCCGTTCTATGACGCATATATGAACATGGATGGCAGCACCCCACTAGATGTTGCTTTAGAAGGTGGGTACCCATCAGAAATTGGTGGCTTTGAGATCGAAAGCCCAGGCGGGGAAAACGTTCGACTCATCGGCCCAATGTATTACCCCTCCGGTGTACCAAAAGAATTCTTTGGTGGTATTGAAACCGAAGTAACCCGTGAAGGTTTTACGGGCTATGAAAAGCTTTCAAGCGAACACTATCGAGATGGTGACCGGCAAGTAATTTTCTCATTGCGAGAACTTGCTATTCGCATGGGGCGTCAAGTACGCCAAATGGCAATGAACGATAAATTCCGTGCTCTTGTAAAGCAGTTCGGAAAGTCGGCTTCAGAAATCCTTGGGGAAGAATACACTCAGGGGCTATACGAACAGGCTGTAGCTTACGTAGACAACATGCCGATCGATGCTCTTCGCGTTCACGTTGCAGAAAAAATATCTGAATCGTTGAAAACAGACATGCCGATTTCGGGTATTGCATCCCCTGGCCCTGGTGTAAAGAACCAAAAAGCCGTACGAGAATTTGCTATCAATTTTGAATTTGGCCGACTTATTGGTGAAGCCATGCGAGCACGTGGATACGAAGCAATTGATCCATATGCCAAAATCAAGGATGTTATCCCTGCACAAAACATCACTGCTCGTCGTGCTGGAGAAACCGTTGCCGACGTAGATATGGATGGGCCGTTTGATGACCCCGCTCCCGACGACATCGTTCCTGAAACAATGTTTTTGCCAAAGGGCATTAAAGAAAAGATGGCTCAGGTTGTTAGCACCAAGAACGAAGGTGCTTTTGAAAAAGCAATGCGTGGAGCCCAAAAGGTTACCTCGTTCTTTAAGGTCGGAACACTTGCTCTGTCCATCCCTTGGCAAATTGGGGACCTGACAAGCAGCATGATCATTTCAACAATGTCCGGGGTTGATCCACGAACATTAATTAAATACATGAAGGAAATCAAAATCCAGGAATACGGTGAAGGACCAGGCAGCTTACGCCGAATGGTTGACCCCAACGCCGACTGGACAAACTTCCGTCGTGGACCGTTGGCTCGACTCGCTGGTGAATCAGGAGTACAGAACCTTGGGCAAACACTTCAGGAACGTTCCTACTTGTATGGCGAAGACTTGCGTCCTGAGCGTGGAGTCGTGGATCGCTTAACTGGTGGCCGCCTAAAGTTTGTCAGCGACGCAGCGGCTGCCGTAACGGGTGTTTCTTTTAAGATTAACGAAACCATCAACAAGATTGTTCGTCACGCATTCTTCCTTGAACAACTTGATATTCAACTTCGTCAGCGTGGACAAACCCTTGAGTCGCTAAAGAACGTAGAGAACTGGCAGAACGATTCTAAGTTGCGAGAAGCTGTATTTGATGCAGCACGTTCTGCAAACCAATGGCTTGGTGACTATGCGAACCTCAGCGTCCGGGAACGTAAATACATGGGGCCATTGATTCCGTTTTGGTCATGGATTCGCCACATTCACGGTGTCTTTGATCTCGTTGCAGTCAACAACCCTGAAGCACTGTTCTACTACATGTACCTGGGTACGCTTGCAGACGCTGAAGATGATCCGTTGGGTCTTCGCCGTGGCGGCTTCAATGTGTTCGGTGGAGTGGCGTCAAGCAACTGGCTAAACCCGTTTGCTGACGTCGTTGCTGGTCCAATTGGTAGCGCTCTTCTTGAACAAGACCTACGCCCTGCTGGTGGTTCGCTTGGTCCCGTACCTCGCCTTTTGGGTGGCGCTGTTGGATATGACGTTTCTCGATTCGGACTCATTCGCCGTCCAAGCGGAACAGGTGGGTATTCCGAAAGTGGAGAACAAACTTCACGATCCGTACTGCCGTTGGTTGGTGGTTCGGTTAGCGAAACAGCAGGATTCACAGCCCAGCAGTTCCCGATTGTTCAACGTCTTCTCAACCTGAACCCAACACCGTTCGAGAACATCCCTGGAACACGTATTGCGCTCGGTCCAGTAGCTCGTTTCCAAACAGGTGAAGCACGACTGTCATCCACAACCGGGCGACGCATTGAACAGCCTGGTGGTCGCCTTGCGTCTGCTCTGCGTATGTTTGGTGGACCACTCGTTCCATACCGCACAGACGAACAGATTGCTGAAGTTCTTTCTGCTGCTCGCCAAAAGCTTATTACCCTTGATGAAATCCAGCGCCAGCGGGAACTGCAGGGAGCACCATGATGTACAGCGTTTCTGTTATGGGTCGCCGCCCCTGGACGACCAACCAGGAACGCAAGAAAGGTTCCCATTACCTTCGTTCTGAAACGACAAAATGGTGGCGGCAAAGCTTTTGTGAGGCTGCAGAAGAAGCAGATATCCCCCACTTTGATTCCATTAGAATTGAGGTGACCCCGATCCTGCCTGACCGCAAGATGCAGGATACAGGGGCTTGCTACCCTACGGCCAAGGCAGCTATTGACGGACTAGTAGACGCTGGGGTAATTGACGACGACGCCCCACAGTATGTCCCTACCATTACGTTCCATTCTCCTGTAATATCTAAGGGTAGGCAGGGGCTAGAAATTCTTATTATTCCGGAAGGAAATTAACAACATGAGGTCACCAAATCCACCACGGTTTACACCCCGACCCACACCCCCTAACCGGACCGACGCAAGCGGAAATAGCGGTTTTGGAGCAACTAGCAAACCGTCTAAAAAGAAAAGACCAGTTTCTGCATTAGCGGAAACCATGGCGAGCGCAGCAATGGACCCAGCAAGGTTTGTCGGTTCCGCTGTTAAGGGTGTTGCTGGAACCGTTGGTCGTGCAGGAAAGCTATTGTCAGGCGAAAATCCTTACAAAAAGAAATAGTCCAGTCAATGGCTAAGAAAGCATTTTGGGACAAGAAAAACCCAAACAAGAAGTCAGAAAAGCTTTCGCTTGCACAGAAGAAGGCTGCCAAGGCACGTGCCGCTAAGGCTGGCCGCCCCTACCCTAATCTTGTAGATAACGCTTGGGCTTCCCGCAATGGCTAGTCCTGCTTGGCAACGCAAAGAGGGCAAGAACCCCGAAGGTGGTCTGAATGCTAAAGGCCGCGCCTCTTACAATCGTGCTACCGGAGGCAACCTAAAACCCCCTGTTTCTCGCGAACAAGCAAAGAAGTCCAAGAAGTCCGCTGCTCGTCGTGAAGCATTTTGCCGTCGCATGGAGGGCATGAAGTCAAAGCTGACCAGCGAGAAGACTGCCCGTGACCCTGATAGCAGGATCAACAAAGCACTTCGGAAGTGGGACTGCTGATGGTTCCACGTTCTGCAAACGCTGCTGAAGCAGCACTTTTAGCCAAGAAAAAGGCTGCTAGAAACCAGCCAAAGCCACCGTTTGATCCAAGCGACCCAAGCACCTGGCCACAAGCTACGCCTGGACGTGTTGCCCAAATGCAGGCCGATCAAGGCTACAAGCCGTTGACAGGCAAAGCTACGGGGCAATACGTAGCACCCGACACCAACATGTATAACGCCACTCCTACGGATGTTGCTCGCGGCACGGTTGGTTTTTTAAACACAAACTTGCGCGACCCTTTGTATCGCACTTTTAGTACGCAAAACTTGCAAAAAGCTTTTAACCCGAACACTAACGAAACAGACCGTGCTTTAGCTATTGCTGAAGACACATTAAACATTGCTTCTGTTGTGCCCGGTGTTAGGGCTATTGGTGGTTACATCGATGACGCTGCTCGTTTTGCTGATGATGGCGTCAATGCCCTTGCCAGGGCGTGGGGCAGGTACAGAAATAGAGGTCAAGTCGCTGATTCTTCATCAACTCCTCAACAGTACGTTTCAAATAGATTGGCAAAAGCCGTTCGCACCGAAGAGGAATTGGCAGAAAATGTATCTAAAGAGATTTCAAACATAAAACTTCGCCCCGAACAAATGGTTGGCCCAAATAGGCCAATATTTAGAAGGCCCGAATGGGACGAAGAACTACCTTCAGGTGTCAAAAGATTTTGGCACAGCAATCCGGAAGGTGGCAAAATTCCGTCAAATCTGATGTCTATGCAAGAAGCAGCAAGAATCCCTGAAAGAAGAGGCAGTGGTGCCACTCAATTGTTTAGTGGTGGCATATACAATACCGATTCAGGTTATATTTCTGCTTTGTATCCGCGTGATTATTCTGAATTTGCTAACACGATTGTTAAATCATCTACGCTGCCGTATTCCGTTATGCCGGACCAGTTAATTGATGATTTAATAAGCGTACCAGGGACTTGGGCTGGCGTTACCGGCTCTGATGCGCCTTTTAAGCAGCCGGAAGTATTGAAAAAAATTCGTCAAATGCAGGTTGACGATTTTAAAAACCAATTTTTAAACCTTGACACTCCGATTGAATCTGTCCCTTTTGGCGATAGAACTTCTTCAGTTTTAATGCAGCGCAGAGGGATGTGGTCGGGCAAAACACTTCGGGAAGTTTTGGAAGAAGCGGAAACCCCCGAAAGGGCGCGTCAAATTATTGAAGATTCCTTGCGTCCAATTGTCTATAAGCCATCAACACAAGTCGATAGTGCTCTTCCTCTTGCTAGACAAAAAGCTGCCCAAAACGAAAGAATAGATTTTAGACACCCAATTATTAAAAACGCCGATGGGTCTTATAGCAGATCCGCTATTGTTGCCCCCGATTCGGGTTTGTATTTGTTTGGTAAAGAAGCGGAAAGAGGATTGGAAAAAACTTTTTCTCAAGAATATTTTGATAAATTAAAATTATTACAAGAACAAAATTACGCCGACGAGTTACAACAGCTAAAAGAACTCTACCCAAATAGACCAGATAGTTTTTATGAAGAAGCGATAAATGCTGCCAACAATTCTGCCGACACAATTACCCCCTCAGGTGTTTACGGTGTTTTTCAACAACATTTTAAAATTCCTAAATTTACAGAAACTTCACACGCGTTTCCTGGACAAAACTATTGGGATCTACCTATTGTAAGAAACGCAGATGGCAGCATTCAATCGGTTGCTGGGTTAAAAGCTATAGACATCGACAAGGGAACACCTGAAACATTTAATGAACTAGCTAATCAGATTGAAGCATTTGTCAACGCTGAACACCCATTTCAAATCAATAATCCGGAAGTTCTTAAAGCGATTGAATCGATCAGAACATTGCATGATGTTCAAAACAAGACGCAGCAATTTGCATGGGTTCAAAATAGATTGGTTAGTTTGTTAACACCACGAAACAATATGTTCAGTATAGGCACCGACTCTACGGTAAAAGAAAATTTATACAATTTTTTAGAACAACAGGGTTACGGTGTTATACCGCACTCCGGTGGGCAGGTTACAGGCGGTCAATCACACTTGGCATTAAATTTTTTAAAACCTGAGCTTTTGCCTCCGTCGACATACGCTCCACCAATAGGGGCTGATTTTGGCGACGCTTTATCTTCTATCGCTCGTCAAAAAGCTATTCAAATGCGCGAACTGAGGTCCCAAGGAACAGGCAGGGAACTCACTGGTTACCTAGCACAAGAACGAATGAACAAGCGGTTGATGGATGCTGCCCGCGCCGCACGTTTGGCACCAATAGCTGGCACCCCTAGACAAGCCACAAGCAATCGCTAATATAACCTCCGGATTGGAGGAACAATGACAATCATTATTAAGCCGTCAAAACCCGAATGGCCAGTTATTCAACAGGGACCAAAGGTTCAACTTCCACGAAACAGGAGCAAACCAACAAACGCCGGCACCAAGCGTTGCGTTATTTTGCCGGACTGCCAAATCGGCTTTTACCGTGACCGCAAAGGGAAGCTACAGCCTACCCATGACGAACGGGCTATCGACCTGGCCCTTGAGATCACCAAGCGAGCCAAGCCTGACGTTGTGGTGCTGTTGGGTGACAACCTGGACCTGCCCGAACTGAGTAAGTACCGGATTACCCCTGCTTACCAACAGACCACCCAAGAGACAATCGACAGGGCTACCGTCCTGTGTGCTCAGATCCGATCTGCCGCACCCCATGCCCAAATCATATGGCTAGCAGGCAATCATGAGGAGCGCCTTCCAAACCACATCCTAGACAACGCTAGGGCCGCATTTGGACTTCGACGAGGCAATATACCTGACACGTGGCCAGTCCTCTCTGTGCCCTTCCTGTGCCGTATGGAGGACTTCCAGGTGGACTACCGACCTGGCTACCCAGCTTCCCATGTGTGGCTGAATAACAAGATCCGAATCATCCACGGGCACAAGGTTAAGAGCAGTGGCTCCACCGCCCATATGTACCTGGCCAATGAAAAACATAGCGTAATCTATGGGCACATCCACCGTATCGAGCTCGCCTACAAAACAAGGGAGGATTTTGATGGTCCTAGAACAATTATGGCAGCGTCTCCGGGGTGCTTGGCTCGCCTTGACGGGGCGGTTCCGAGTACTAAGCAGGGAATGGACGCTGATGGTCGCCCGCTGGTATCTCATGAGAACTGGCAACAAGGACTAGCCGTAGTGGAATATGAAACTACCGGCAAGAACAGGTTTACCTACGAGTGTATCCCTATTTTTGACGGTACTGCCTCATGGAGAGGTGAATGGTTTAGTGTATAGGGATGGATGCAATCAACCCCTTTACCCCCGTAATGGTCGAATGGCATGACGCCCACGTAAGCGTCGATGGCTGGGAAGACCTTTCTGCATTAGAAGATGATGGCCCCTGCATCGTGCAAAGCTGTGGATTTCTTGTCCCCGTAGAAAAAGGTGGAAAAGAGAATCACGTGACCTTAGTGGCTACATGGAGCATCGACGATATGATACATTCTGTGTTCCACATTCCGACGCAAATGGTGCAACGGATCGAATTTCTAGCGAGGTCACATGAACTTGGAAATGCTTCTCTACTTTCTACGCAAGGTAGTACCGGCGGGTGAATGGGAAACACAAGAGCTAATGAAGCTGTATGCTCAAGCTCAACAGCAGTTACAACAAGAAAAAGCAGCATAGCTGATATTCCTGTATAATTGAATAAACATTGTTAGGAGCAATGATGACAAAGCAAGAGCTGGTGCCCGTTGGCACCTTAGTGAAGATTGTCCGTCAGCCAGGCGAATACAAAGTCAAGGGCTACAACAAAGACGGTAGTTATCTTTTGTATGGCGGTATTTCAGGACACGGATCGTTTCGTGATGCCTTTGATATTCGACCGATAAAACCTAAGAAAATTAGAGGTGAGAAGTGAAGCGTTGCGCCGTCCTTGTGGCGGCTCTTCTGCTTTTTGTACCGCCAACAAAGTCTTCTGCATACGGAGAAGAACTTGTAATGCCGTGGGCGTTCTACCGTAGGCTCGCACAATGCGAAACTGCTAGCAACGTCAACCATTCCACACGTTCGTATACCGGAATGTTTGGTATCGCTCGTGGTACATGGCAACGCTGGTCGAACACCTCATCCGCTAGGGGACTCAACTCATTACAGCAAGCCCGTGTCGTGGACAACATCGCATGGGAAGGACATTGGCAAGGCGGCAAATACAAATGGCCTGTTGGACCATGGGGCTGGGGAGCTATCAAAGCAAACTGCATGGGGTTGAAGGACATGATCTGTAAATCCAAACATAAAAAAGTTGCAAGATGGAAGTACCGCTGCTAGGTTGTCGCTATGTCAGAAATAATCAAAGCTCAATTACCCGAACTGTCCGGTGGAGATGTAATCCAAATCTTCAACAATGCACTTATGCAGATGGACGACTATCGCATGAAGCTGCACGAAGAAAGCGATTACGAGTCTCTTGCACATGGTCTTGTCAACTTGATCGACTTCAAGAACAATCTCACAGCATTGGTGCAAGCAATCGAAGCAGACATTTACGACTTGTTGCCACAGAAGAAGTTGCCGGTAGAAGGCGTTGGTCTTATAGAAAAGCGTCGCAGTAGCACCAAGAAGTGGGACAGCGAGGGCTTATTGAACGACATCGTGAACTCACAGCTCAATAACGGAACTGGCGAAATTACACCAACAGACGTGTTTGAGCTGATCGAGACATTGAAGAAAGTTCTACCGCTAACGGCGTCACTTAGTTGGCGTTCAACAGCACTCAAAGACATTGGGGTTGACGTGGACAACTACACAGAAGTAACCTACGGTCGCCCCACAGTACAAATCACAAGATAAGGAGAAGTCATGACAGACATCACACCAGTAATCCATACACCACAACAAACAGACTTGGAGATGACCTGGAAACTTAGCCAGCGAGTCGCCAATACACCATTCGTACCCAAAGGTTTGCAAGGCAAGCCTGAGTCCGTGCTTGCTTGCATTTTGTACGGTCAAGAGCTTGGTCTTGGGCCCATGCAATCTCTTAACAGTATTCACGTTATTGAGGGACGTACCGCGATGTCTCCCGAATTGATGCGAGCAATGGTTGCGCGTCACGGGCACCAAATCACAGTCATTGAGAACAGCAATGAAGCGTGTGAAGTCAAGGGGCTTCGTGCAGATACCGGAAGCACTGCAACCGTTCGCTGGACAATGAAAGATGCCCAAATGGCTGGGCTTGCTGGCAAGAACAACTGGAAGACATACCCACGTGCGATGCTTCTTGCAAGAGCAACGAGCGAGCTGTGCCGCATTGTGTTCCCTGACATCATTGCCGGATTGTCATACACCCCCGAAGAAGCTGCAAGTATCGAAGGCGTGGAGTACGACGAGACACCTATCGAGATGGAACCAACGCCCGAAATCGTTGAGGCGGAACTAATGCCTGAAGCAATGCCAGCAGAAACACGCAAGAAGATTAGCGAGAAGCTGGACATGCCTGAACTTGCAGACATTGTGGTTGATGCAATCCCTACGGAACCGATCGAAACTGGCCCAGGTTTTGAGGCTCGCTTGAAGATTGCAGAGAGCTGGGGTGGCTGGCCGTATGTGAAAGCAATCGCCAAAGCGGAAGCACCGAAGATCGGTTGCGAAGTTCCTATTAGCTTCTACGAACTAGCCCATGACGAAAAGCTGTACAAGCAGGTCAAGCTAGTCATTGCAACAAAGAAGCGATAATGCCTACACATATTGCAGATATCCCACGTCCAATGTATGCGTGGGTGAAAGATCAGTTTTTGTACGACTTCGTAGATGGCTACGGCGACATGACAGAGTGCATGCTTTATGGCATTTCTTCTATCCCAGGCAGAGCGTGGGGTATCAGCGCAATCATGAAGAATGGAGCGCTAGTCCAACATCTTCCTGTTCACGCATTTACCAACACGTCCACAAGCTGCAATCACGACATTGATGACCTGCAAGTGTGGAGTTGTTACGGTTGGGATTTTGCTGTTCATGAATACAACGCTCTTGGAGAGATGCCGGTGCGTGTGTACATGAAGAACGAGGGCAAGTACGTCAAGGGAAGGTATTGGTTCACCGCCGCCCCATACAATGACCATTATTCAGCCACGCCGGATCAACATAAACATTTCAATTTTGTTTGGCTGGATTGTGGGTGTTTGGCTGCGATGCCAGGCAACAGAGTGCAGTTCTACGACAGCTCTTTTGTAGACATAGAGGGTGAAAGACCGAAATACATCGTGAATACACGGTATTGGTTCCCCGAAAAGCTCAAAGACGAAAGCCCGTGGGACAACATCATCACGTCCACAACTGGATAAGTGTCCCGACGCAAGGAGGAGGCGGCCTGCGTCGGGACATAACAATAATAAAAGAAAAATCCCCAAGGCGTAACTGCCAAGGGGATTTGTCTTGTTAGGAGCAACAGAAGTGTACACCTAACAGAGAGAGCGTGTGGGGTTAGAACGTGAGTTTTTTCCTTCCGTACACCGTGGTTCCATCTTCCGTATGCCGAGCTACAAACTCATAGCGATCGCCGTATTTCTTTTGGGCGTCTGAAGCCCGTTGGTACCCCGACTGCTTCGCTTGGTAAGTGTGGAATACTGCCCAAACACCTTCGTTGGCGTCGAGAAAGCGCACGAATTCACTCATGAGAGGCATGCCCACACGGGATCCATTTCTTGCCGGTGGCGGCGCTTTTATCTCAAAGCCACCCACTGAGATTGTTTTTTCATCTGTCATTTTGTTTCCTAACTTGTCCATAGGGAGAGTGTATCGGCCGTATCAACTGACGCAACATCAGTTAGACCGGCAACCAATAGTGCCGTGTCGCTGTGTGAAGGTCTACCATGAACTCCAAGCTCTGGCGTAGTGCATTGGGGAAGCCTGCGATCTCCTTCTCGGAACGAACAATAAACGTAGAACCTTCGGGGTGCTGGTACTCAATGCGCATGGCATACGATCCCGACCCAACGGGAACTATCTTCCACTTGCCTGTTCCTGCGACAACAAGGTTCACGCCTAACGGTCGTTGTGGTGGTGGCAACAATTCAGTTAGCTCATCAGCCAAAATTTGTAGTTCATTCATAGTTGTCATAGGTGGAAGTCTACGGCATAATAACTCCGTCGGCAACAACGCCGACCACAACGAAAGAGACATGAAATGTCATCATCATCATCATCATCATTCAGCCAATGCTGGTCAGACCTTGACACAGCTCTACAAGCGAACAGCGATCGTATCTTGTTGTACGGCGCGCCTGGTACGGGTAAGACCCATTACGCCTTGACGCAACATCTCGACTACAACGGTCGTGTTCGCAACTCCCACCGTGTTCTTTGTTCTCCCGACATGACTACTGCTGATGTAGACGGTCTATGGAAGCCAACGAAAGACGAATGGAAGTTTGTTATGGGGTCTGCGCTTCGTGCGTGGGCGAATGGCGACCGTCTTATCCTTGACGAACTTGACCAAGCTTCCGGTGATGTTCTCACAGCATTGCTGCTTATTTGCGATAGCGACGGTTCGGCCGTTCGTGAACACCCCGAAACAGGTGAGCGTATTCAGCCACAGAAGGGGTTTGAGATTATCGCCACAACGAACGCCGAACGACTTAGCGACCTGCCTGCAAACTTGGTAGACCGTTTCCCCGTTCGCATCAACATCAACGAAGTGAACCCTGCCGCAGTTGAGAAGCTAACGCCACACTTACAAAACGTCGCTCGCTGTTACGCCAACCGTTCGCAGGATCGTTACTCGTTGCGCTCGTTCTTTGCTTATGAACGCTTGTTGGAGAAAGTCCCACAGGACACAGCGTTGCGCCTTGTGTTCCCGAATGAATGGGAAGCTATTAGCGAGAGCCTTCGTGTTGCCAACGCTGTTGCTTATGACGGTGTTGCACCTGGCTCGCTCAATGAAGCCGACACAGTTATTGCAAGCAAGGAAGGTGCGTTGTGACAGACAACAAGCGTGTCGTTAGTCCTGAATGGGTCACTTCCGTTCGCGGGGATAGAAAGTTAGACGAACGCTACGGTCAGGGGTGGGGCGTAAGCCCTGCCCCTGTTGTTCGTGGTGCGTCTTTCACGGACTTTTCATCTTGCGAAATGGCTGTCCCTGTTGGTGACAGCGAAGCCGAAACGGCTATTCGTTTCCACGAGTTACTTCATGCAGGCGTGTCACCGGCAGAAGTGCCAATGGGACTTATTTCCCAAATGGGTATCTCACGCCAAGCCATTCGTCTTGCCGAGGAAGTCCGTGTGAACTGTATCGGTCGGTACATCACTGAACGCTATGGAAGCAAGGGCGACATTCGTAACTTGGCTGACGGTACTGAAAGTGCAACAGCCAACGAAATAGTCAAGCGAAAGAGCTGGAACGAAGCAGTTGTGTTGCTTCTCACCACGCTCAATACGTCTGCGTACAAGAATGTTCGGCGCAAGTTTAGAACGGTCAAAGAATGGCGTGACCTGATTGCCCAGGTGGAAAAGTATCTCGAATCTCACGGCTGTCACTTTGACGCTAGAAAAAGGGAAAACCGACATCACGCATACCATGTTGCTCGCTGGGCGAGAAACACTTCCCCCATTGTCTACAAGTGGATAGACCCTAAGAACGGTGAACAGAACACGGTATTCACAGAGGGCTTTCAGTCATTCACACTTCCGTTGGCGATAGCGATTGACCAGATGTTCCAATACGAGAGCAAGGAAGAAGAAGGCAACAAGGGCAACGACCTACAACTTGTGCATGGTGCAACTAAGCGTGACCTGCTCTTGGGTAGCGAGTTTTGGGAGACAATGATCATGGGGTCTACAACTCTCACAGAACCAACTGCAAGCTTCATCAGCAAGCGCAGGCGACCTGCCATGACAGGCAAGTTCCCTTCTCGCCCTGACCGTATGCTCACCGACCCCGAACGCCGCATCTTCCGTGAGACGGTTCGCAGTCGTGGTGGTGTTGTCGTATTTGACTGTTCAGGCTCAATGGGTGTTTCGCATGAGGTCGTGCGTGACGCCGTGAAGCAGTTTGCAGGCGCAACCGTTCTTGTTTATTCCCACGTTTCTAGGGGCAAGCCGAACGCCTGGGTCGTAGCGAAGAACGGCCGAATGATTAGTGAAGCAGAGTTTGACGAACTACCACTTCATCACGGCAACGGCATTGACGCACCGGCACTTCGTTGGGCATTGCGTCAAAGACGGTCGAATAAAGACTTCGTGCTGTGGGTGAGTGACGGTCAAGTAACGGGTCGTGGTGACACTATGCGCGAGGACTTGGTAGAGGAGTGCGCTCACCTATCACTTCGTCACAACATCATTGGCGTAGATACCTGCCATGAAGCTTTACAACTGTTAGCAGACATGAAGCGCACTAACGCAACGCCGAAACACAAGTTCTGCCGAAAAATTACAACTCAACTAAGAATGATGAAAGGTGGTCGCTAATGAAGATTGACCCACACAACAACAAACCGTTAGACCTGCTAGACGAGTGCCACACGAAGTATGGGCTAAACCGTCTGCGCTCAACATCAGAGAACACTCGCTGTTACTACCGTGTATGTGAATACGATCGTGACAGCGACGAATGGAAGGCTGATTGGAAGCTTGGCAGTATTGGCGAAGGCATGACTGATGTTATGACCGAAACTTTTGCTGACATTGTGAAGCGGCTTGGACAAGCTTCTAAGCAGGGAGAGACAGCACTCTGTCCGACCTTTGACGCAGTGCTAGTCGTGGTGTCCGGAATGGGTCGGTACTTCGTTCGGGCAAAAGACGGGCGAGAGTGGGAACAACTAACCGAGGAAGAACGGGAAGAAGTGCGCAACGAAAAAGAGAGCGCAGTCCTTCCCCCTGAATACAACCCAACGGAAGCAGTCCCGACACGCATGAGCATTGTTCTCACGCTGGAAGGTATCGCAAGGGAAGTAAGCATCTTGCCCCCAGGCATAGACCCCATTGTTGAGCGAATGGAAGAATGGGTGCATGACGGCAACGACACCACGCCTGACGCATCTAACGAACTAGACCAGAGTGTTCTGTCGCTGTTCACATTCATTCAGATCATCAACGAGACAGTTCGGCAGGGAAGAAGCTTCGACCTAACAGGTCTGATGCAGACTGCTGCACTTATCCCCCGTGAACATGGGGGAAAGGAAATGAGTGCGTTCTTGTTGCGTCTTATCTCAATGGGCGTAGAGACAGGCATCTTTGACCTAACCGACCTAATGGGTAGTGAAGATGACAACTAGCCGATAGGTTCAGGTGTGTCGGGTTTTGCTCTTTTTCCCCGACACAAAGAAGCCCCCTGTGTGGTAATCCACGCAGGGGGCTTTTCTTTACGTTATGTTGGGTGTGTGGCAACAACGCCACCCGACAAAGGAGAAAAGAAATGATTAGTTCATTCGACTATTGGCTAAGTGTGGCAATGGTGGTGACAGCTGTGCCGGTGGGTCTGCTGTTCCGAAAGGCATTGCGAGACATCAAGCTTGACCGTACGAGAACCCTGCGCTGGCACATTGACCACGCATTGGGAAGCAATGACCGTGTGACGGTATCGCTGAACAATGGCGACACATACCCTGTGCGAATTCGCGTGAAGAACATGACGCAACATCATGTCTACGGCTTCACGAACCCTTATGAGTTCATCACCTGGGTATCGGCCGTCACCATTGAGGGAGTGTTCGTAGACCCACGATCGTACGGTGGCATAGCACTTCATCACCCTTCACTTGGCTAAGACCCAGGCGAACGAAGCCCCTACGCATAACACTTGCGTGGGGGCTTTTTTCATGTATGCTCACCGAACGCAACAATGCGCAACCGAAAAGGAGAAGCTGTGAATACGACAGCCGAAACACTTGCTAACGATTGGGGAACCGTAATCCCATTCGTTGGCTACTCAATGGACAACGCCCAAGTATGGGAGAAGTACGGGTCGGAGTGGGTGGAGTTCCCCCACGCCACAGATGATGTCTATCTCACACTCAAAGTGTTCGCTTCACACAGAGCCAATGTCCCCGAAGAACTAGCCCCTGATGCCATTGCCCTGATGACGACGGGTTATGCCGCACCGATAGACGAATGCATTGACGAAGCAACGGGAGAGAACACGACCCCACCTTCCGAATGTGAGAGCAGGCGCAGGGTCGCTATCGCTGTATTCGTTGCCCGTGATGCGTCACGATGCACCGAGATGCGCTTCCAAGATGACGAACACGGAGAAGGCATCAGGGAGAGCAGGGGGTCGGGAATGTTGTCTGATGCCGTAGACCTGGTGGCACTTAGTGCCTGGGGTGCAGAGTATTTGGCGCGCCTGTCCATTCTCGCCGTAGATGAGAGCAACGGGCTAGACAACAGCGAGAGAGCAGAACTCAGAGACAGGGTCGGCACGTTGCTAAACAATGCCGAACTCGTGCAGGGTGCGCCTGACCTGTTCCCCTGATCCCAACAGACACCAACGACCCTGCCCCCTGGTCTCACGATCGGGGGGCAGTTCTGTTTCCTAGCTCTTTTCTAGAAGCTTGTGTCGGTCGCTGGTCTGTGCTTAGAATGACGCAACGGCAACAACGCCGGACACACAAGAAAGAGAACCAATGTCCACGACAGACACCACCAACGAAGCGCACCGATACAGCGCAACTATCGCCCAAGAGGTCGAAGCAATAGACCAACTGTTAGCGAACCCATACGAGAAAGACCTACGGGAAGCCCTGCTCAACGAACTAGAACTAGACCACCTAGACGCAACGGCCGACGGGTCGGACATTCTTTACACCTGGCTAAACGAGAGCGTTCTAGATGTCTCGGTGCAGATTGACACACGCCCCGACACGCTCAATGGGCGTGTGGTCTTGTTGCGTACTTCGGGGGGTCCTCATTGCGAAATCGTGCGCGAGTACGGCAACGGCGAGACCGTCGAAGTAACGACCACATGGGGTGGCGAGTTCGGGCGCTGTGTCGCCTGGGTCGGTTCGCTTGCCGCATTTCTTGACGAACTCGTAGAACATCACCACGACAACTAGACCACGATCCCCCCAAGACCTAGCCCCCCCGTTAGGACAGACAGCCCCACACGGTACGCCCCCCGTACCTGTGGGGCTGTTCTGTTTCTCCCGTTCGGTCGGCTATGCTCGCCCATGTCGGCAACCACGCCGACCCAAAAGAAAGAGACAACATGACCCACTACCACGACCCCGACCCAACACCTGCACACGGGACACCACGCCCGAAGGCTTACCCTTGCGCCTGGTTCGCCTGTGCTTCATTCACTGCCCAACCGTTGAGCCTGTGCGAAGTTCACGGCGAGTTCTCCGAGTTCGGTCATGCAGTCGAGTTGTTGGAAACGTGGGTGAGTGACAGCGCAGACCTTGACAACAAGACAGACCGAACAGCGACCGTCATTCTTGACCAGGTTCTAAACGCTCTCTATGGCGCACTCACAGCCTGGAAGTGTGACGACCTACAAGGTCTAGACATTCACATGACAAAGGCGGCCGGGCTGTTCGGCTTCATGGCTTGCGATACTTGCGCCGGTCTTGTTGAGCGTGTGGAACTAGACGTGAACGGAATGTGTCAGGACTGCCAAGACGAAGCAGAACACGCCTAGACCGTCACACACTCACAACATGAAAGACCCCTGCCGTGTGGTGGGGGTCTTTTGCTGTATGCTCTCGCCTGTGGCACTCCTGCCACCACGAAAGAAAGAAGCATCTAATGCCAACCGACGACACAACCAACGAAGAACGCTGGTTTACCAATCACGACGAAACATTTACAGTCACGGTGTTATTTAGTGTCAGCCGTGGGGGGTGGGAAGTTCACACGCACGACACGATCACGGGCGAATTTATCGAGTTCCCGAACACGGGCAGAACCCCCGATAGCAACTGTTCAGCGTTCACTGACATTCGTCATGCGTGGTCACTCGCTAGCGCAATCGTGATGTCTTACGAAACGGGTGTTGGTCGCTCGCACTAAACGCCACGCCTAGACACGCAACAGGAAGCCCTGGGGGAGACCCTGGGGCTTCTTGCTGTACCGACACACAACAGACCCCACAGCAACGAACTACGACTGCATAGCAGGCAACAACGAACAGCAGACGGAAAAGAAGCTTGGGGAACGAGTGACCAGACCCACACGGTCAGAGACACGACAGAGAACGCCCACAGAGAGCGACACGGGCGACACACGACAGACCACGCCGCGCCGACGTGCTGCACCTGGCATCATCACCGGCCGACGTTTCACTATTCGACCCCAAGACCCACCGACCGACGACGACGACCCCGACCGACCGACCGAACCCAGGCAGACCCAGCCCACCGACCAACCACCCCGACCCACCCCCACGCCCCAAGGGGGGACCCCAGGCCCAATTAGTATTACATACTCCCGTACGTTTGGAATTTTTTGGACCTCTTTGGGGGGTAAAGGCGGCAACGAGCGGTAAAACCATGCCTTCTCGGCAAGAAACTGGCTCCTGAATGGGTGTGAGTTGTGTAAAACTTGTACAAAAGTCTAAATCTCAGCATGCGTAGCGAAGAATTCTCACCTCTTGGGGGTTTTCAACAGGTAAGTAGGACTTTCTTGTGGATTCTGTGGAGTAGTCCGAGCTGTTATCCCCACACTTGGGGGTCTAATAGCCTCCCCCCACGCTTTATCGCTCGAAGCGAAGGGTGGCCGTAGCCAAGATTTCTAGCCGACACCCATAAAAGATTTGTCTTACTCGTACGTATCACATATTTAAGCTGTGTGGCTAACAGCCGTGGCGTTTTTGCATGGGGAGTCGGACCCCGTTTCCGGCCACGATTACCATTCCCGACGCACATGCTTTATGTTCGGGGTCTAGGTCCTGCTCGCCTCGCTGTTTCCCAACAGTAAGGGCTTGATCAGTTGATGGGAAAACTATATCAGGTGTTTGAGTGCTTTCGCAAGCTCTTCTGCCATTTTTCTGCATCCCTTGCGGCGCGGGCTAGAAGCTGCTCATCTGTTAGTTCTCGCTTAGGGCGCAGTTCTTTACGTTTGACGATCCGACCTGCTGTTCCAAGCTTTCTTCCCATACAAATATTTTATCATGAAAGTGTTGCAATTGCTATTTGTGGCGGCTAAAGTTTCAACTACCCACTACAAGGAGGAAACATGGAAAGATGGGATGGAGAAACACCGGTAGAAGATCGTGATGATCGTGATATCGAGGATGGTGTATGGCGATGACATTTGATGAATGGGCCGAATACGGCTGGAAACAAGGATGGTGTGGGCCGCCACTATGTCTGTCCCATGACGGCTTTCCTATGTCTGATCAGGAATTAGGAGAGTTTGACGAGGGTGGAGATCCTTGCCAGCACTTTATCCGGCTTTATGAGGATGAAACGCACCGGGAAGCTATTGAAGAGGTAGATTCCCCAACAAACTGGAGAGCAAGCAATCAGGGGTGGAAACGTGGCTGAAAAGTCAGAATGGCAGCAAATTGCTGAAGATTTGTACCAAGCGTACCAATGTGCAGCTTCTTTGCTAGATTTACACGAAAGACATAGCGATTGTGGTCAATGTGAGGCCGCAATCAATCGATTCAACAAAGGAAACATCATGGACAGAGATGAGTGGAAAAAGGCTATTTCGAATGCCAATACCTATAAAAAGAAGTATTGGTCAGAACAGCACGAAAATCCAAAGGTTAAGGACCTTGAATACTGGCGGAAGAAGTATTTAGACGAAATGGAAGAGTCAATGCGTCTTCGGAAGCAATGTTGGGAGTTGCGGGACAAACTGGCCGATATTAAGGAGTTGATCCGTAATCTTCTTAAGAAAGCGGAAAAATGAGTGAAAAGCAGCAAGTACTTCCGTTTGAGCCAATTTATAGTTATTTCATGCGTCCTGATTATACCGACAGTGATCTTGCAGTGGCTATTGGGGTAGAACGTACAGCACTTCAACGCTGGCTAAAACAAGGAATTCGATTCTATGTTGCGGATAAGCTCGTCACGCGGCTAGGATATCACCCATCATACTTTTGGCCGGAGGAATACTGGCCAACACCATCAGGAGGAAAATGAATAACATCACCATCGTAGGCAACTTGGGTCAAGACCCTGAGCTTTCTTTTACAAAGGGTGGCAAGGCTAAGGTCCGCTTTAGTATCGCTGACACCCGTGAAGTGAACGGCGAGAAGGAAACAACCTGGCACAAGTGTGTAGCTTGGGGTAAAACAGCCGAGAACATCGCTTCACTGTTCACTAAAGGGCAGCGAGTCATTGTTGCTGGTCGATACAAGATGGACGAGTACACCACTAAGACTGGCGAAAAGAAGCAGAGCTTAGAGGTATTAGTTGACGATTGTGGGCAGAGCATTAGGTTCGATCTACCTAACACGACCCGTCCATCGTTCAGCAACAACAACTCTGCCCCACAATCGATGTTTGAAGATGAAGAGCCGTTCTGATGAATTCAAGAAAGATGCCGCATGTAAAGGTTATGGACCTGATCTGTGGTTTCCATCAGAACCCCAAGGGAAAGACTTTTTCGCGCAAGCACGTGCGATTTGTAATGAATGTCCAGTCAAGAACGACTGCTTAGAATACGCACTTAGTTTTCCGTCAGTAGAAGATACTGCCGGTATGTATGGAGGATTATCACCATGGCAAAGGGAAACCATTCGTCAGAGCCGTTTGACGAAGACACCTATCACAAACAACTCGTATGGGAGGAATTCCTACACCGAGCCGTTGAGGCCGGTAATCAAGCGATCGGTTGGCTCGAACTCGAAGATTACACCGAACAAATGGTTGCGGAGTCAACTCTCGAAGAAGTCTACAATGAACGCTGGGCAAGCGCCGGTGACATTGTTATGGCCGCATATAACTTCCTGTGGCCAGAGATTGAGTCTTTGGCAATCAAGCTGGGAGTCCCATTCCAACCCGAAATCATGGAGATCCACGGTATCGAAGATGACAACTGATCACACAACACCCAAAGCAACTAAATTACTACTTGGTTCTACAAAACCAGCCCCCGACACAGAAATTACAGCCAAAGCTCTTGCTGGCGTATTGTCTGCTGGTTGGCCTGATCCATTGCCTGAACATATTGCATCTGCTATCTTTATGGGGTGTGCATATGTTATGAACCTTGGCAAGATTGCTTTTGATGCGGGCACACTAACCGCAGAAGAAAACGCAGCTGTTCAAGGCGTAGCAGAGCTATCAATGCAAATTTGGAAGAATATTTACGATCAGGTGAAGCCGGAATGACACAAAACAACGAAGAGAAACCCGTTGATCCAAAGATCGCGCAGATCATGCCGTATGTATTTACGAAAGAAAATGCTGCCGAGAACGCTCGTAAGGCTACAAAAAAGCGTATCGAGAACCAGCAGAAAGAAAAGCATGTTCGCCACGGCTTGAGCCAAGAAATCGTTGATGCTCAAGAACAACTAAAGAAGCTTGGTCTGTCTAAGTTGGCTGCTTCCATTCCCCGTGAAGATCTACCAAAGATGGCTATTGCTATCATGGCAGACAACGCTCTTCGTGTTTTGGGTGGTGAATGGGAGATTAAGTCTGCAGAAGAGGCTACTAAGATTGCAAAAGTGTGGCACGACATCTTGCGTCTTGAAATGAACCAAGCTACTACCATTTCCGGCACACAGAACGAAACACCGGAATCTCGTCAGAATCGTCTAGAAGAACTGCGCCTTGAGGCAAAGCGCCGCGTTGAGGGTGGTTTGAGGGCTGTTGCTGGCGACGCATGAGCCATCTATTATCCGATGAAGAATTTAATCAGCTCTCTACTCGCGAGCAAGATGAATATCTTAAGCTTCTTGAAGAGGACATGTCAGCGTGGTCGCTTCAGGGTAACGAACGTCAGCTCCGCGCAAACGCACTCCTCAGCAAAGTTGATTGGCTCCTATACGGTGGTGCGGCCGGAGGCGGCAAATCAGAACTTCTCGCCTACCACGTCCACCAGCTCAGTCTCAAGTACCCAGGTCATAGAAGTCTACTTATTCGAACCTCGCTGCCTGAATTGCGCCGTTCTCTCATCATTCGTACGCAAGTTCGATACGCCCATCTAGATGTAGACGCAACACTGCGTTCTGTAGACAACGTTAAGGCGTGGTGGTACGGGAACGGCAGTATTATTGAATACGGCTATTGTGCTAGAGACGAAGACGTTGGGCAGTTTATGTCCGCTGAATACGACTTTATTGGGTTTGACGAAGCTACGCAGTTTACCCCGTATCAGATGTTGATGATCTCCGGTCGTTTGCGTACTAGTAAAAAAATGGCCGCTTCAGGTGTAAGAACACACGTTATGTTCGCTACAAACCCTGGTGATCGTGGCCATACCTTTTTGTACCAAATGTTGGTTGGTCCTACCCAATATGGTAGGTATGCAGTTGTATATGATGTGTCGGAAGGGTTTGAGGACCCCCCGATCGTAAAGTTAGTAGAACTGCCTGAAGACCTTGAAGAACTGGAAAAGCTGGAAATTGATCACGACCCGAACAAACACCTGGTCGTTGCTTTTGTTCCTTCTACTGTTATTGACAACCCTCATATTGACCCTGCTTATAAAAAGCACCTCTCGATGCTCCCGGAAACCGAGCGGCGGCAAAAACTTATGGGAGATTGGGACACGTTTTCGGGGCAGTACTTCGTGGAGTTTAAACGCGACCTACACGTTGTTCCCCCGTTCGAGATACCGGAGACATGGCAAAAATATCGAGGTGTTGACTTCGGAACAGCCAACCCTTATTGCTGCCTTTGGGGCGCGCTCGACCCGTCAGACGGCACTATGTATATATATCGGGAGGCTTATGCTAAAAATCTCACTGCAGCAGAGCAGGCCAGGACTATCAAACGGTTATCTGTATCTACCGAAGGGCGAGCAGAAACTTTCGTTATGACCGTTGGCGACCCCGCAATGTTTAGCAACGTAGCTGGTACAGGTACTACGGTTGCTGGTATCTACAACAATAACGGTGTAATCCTGCAGAAAGCCAAAAACCAACGTATTGGTGGTTGGCAGAACATGCGTCGCTACATGGGGGCGAGCCCTGTAGATGGCGTTGTTAGGCTTAAGATCTTTGATAACTGCGTTAACTTGATTAGAACCATCCCACAGATGCGGCATGCTCACGCAAACCCTGAAGACTTGGATACCAAAGACGAAGATCACGCAGTTGACGCTTTGCGTTACCTTTTGGGTTGTCGCCCGTATGAAGTCAAAAAACGCACATTCAAGAAGTATGCTGATGGCGCAGAAGGTCGAGTTCAAAAATACATGGAAAAGTTAGATAAGTCCGCTAAGAAGAAATCGAGGTTGTGGTAATGCTTTTGGTAGATCATTATTTGTATTTGCCGGGATGTTGCTGGTGGTGCCGTAGCGTCAACCTGCCAACAATTGATACCGGCATGGATCTAGATGGAGCCAACTCTCCTGACGACCCTAATCCTTCTGCAGTCACACGTATCTATATTTGTGCCGATTGCGCTATTCAGATGGCTTCTATGGTCCTTACTTCCCGCAACCTTGAAATCAGTACCGCTGGGGCTAATGGAACCCTAGCTGACATGGTTCAGGTTTTGGGTGACAAGAATGTCGAGCTTCTCACTAGGGTAGAGGAATTGGAAAATACCTTGCGTGTTATCAAGTCAATCCCCGAACCACAGCCCCAAGCGGAACCAGCCGCCACTTTCAAGGTGGCCGCACCAAAGCAGACCAAGAAATGATAGTATTGTCTGTTGTGGCACTAGGTCTTCTATGTGTCATTATTTGGTTGGTTCGAGAGAACCGGAGATTGACACAGATGGTTATTGCGAAACATACAGGCGACTTTACCGCGATGGTTCGTGCAGAACGCAAAAAAGAATCTCCAGCCAAAAAAGACAAAGAAGATTCTAAATACCATACATGGCGATACCCGTCTGAAGGAGTTGCTCCGTGAAACCTTGGGCCCCACCATCCGCTTCAGACGTCGTAGATATGTGGCAGAAAGCCGACCAGTATCTTGTTAAGGAACGACGCGACTACTGGATGAACGCTTCGTATTACGCTTCTCACCAGTGGATTTGGTGGGACTTTACCCGCAATATTGTCCAGGAGTTGGACTACGCCAATGAAGCTGAACGTGGATCCCGTATCACTATTGATAAGTATGGGCCTCGTTGCCGCAGCCTTTTGGCTCGTCTTACCCGGTCTGAGCTGATTTGGGAAGTCCAGCCTACAGGTATGGACGATTCATCTATGCGTCGTCAACGCCTGCAGGAGCAATTGTTGATGGGCGAACAACGCCACAACGATTGGGAAGATGTACGCGAAATGTCGCTTCTTCAGACCCTATTTGGTGGCGCTAGCGCTATTGCCGTAGATTGGGACCCCGACAAGGGCGAAGACTACATGATCGACCCTATTTCTCAGATTTCTGTCCCTATGGGCGGCATTCGACTCACACCATTGGGTATCAACGAATTTACCCTTGAGCCTGGTTCGCAGAACGCAATCGACGCTCGTTGGTGGATCCGCTGCACAAGTTTGCCACCTGAACAAGTACAGGAGAGATACAACCTTGAAGAAGTACCAAAAGCTGACGCTGAAGCTATGCTTTCTAGCCGCCACCGCAGTATCTTGCTTCGTCGCCCTGGTGGCGCTCCGCCGAGAACAACCCTCGTCTACGTCTACTACGAACGCCCCACCTCGCGTGGTCCGGGATGCGTGGTTCACGTAGTTAACGGCAAAGTCGTGCTTCAGGAAGATGAGTGGCCATTCCCATTCAAGCACCTCAATATGTCGCTGTTCCGTCAGAACAAGATCCCGAACACATGGGTTGGTCATACGCTTTTGACCCCTGCTCGTGACGTTCAGTACGCCTATAACCGTGCCCGTTCAACAATCCTTGAACATATGCGTAAAGCAGCAAACGCACGATTGATGATCCCTTCCGGTTCGGTAGATGATGCTGACAGTATCACTATTGACCCTGCTGACACACTTGAGTACAACAGCGAAATCGGTGAGCCGCACTGGCAGACCGCTCCTGAAGTACCTCGTTGGATTTCAGGTGAAGCACAGCAGCTCGAAATGGAGTTGGACGACATCTTCCATACCCACCAAACAACCCGCGGTGAAGCCCCTGGTGACCGAAACAGTGGTCTTGCCCTAGCGTTGTTGGCGGAGAAGGACGATACCCCTCTTGGACCGATGGCTAAAGACCAATCTATGGGGTGGGGGAAGATTGCAGAAATGACTCTTTCTCTTTACAAAATGAATGCCGAAAGCACCGGTATTACACGTAACACCATGTTGATTAGCGAAAACGGCGTACCACTGCAGGTATCTTGGAACGCTAAGGATATCGACGATAAACCTGTTGTATTGGTTCCAATGGACGCAACAATGCCACGCAGCAAGATTGCAACCCAATCCATGATTACCAACCTTGCGCAACAGTTCCCAATGGTGTTCCAAAATGTTGATCCAAAGTCTTTGTCAAAGATGTTGGATTTGCCGGACCCACGACAGTTCTTGGTTCAAATGGACCCCGACATTGCGAAAGCAGAATGGGAAAATGGCCTG